ATTATAACTTAGTTAGTTTTGGTAATTTAAGTTCGGGGTTTTCAGGTTGTTTATTTAATTTAGGTAACTTGAGTTTATTTTCTCCCAATTTAGGCAAATTAAATGCTTTTTGTACAGGAATATTTCCTGTATATTTGTCCATAATTTTACCAAGTTCTTCTGTCATTTTTTCCATCGTAAAGTTATTTACAATGTTAGTTCTTAATCCTGATGCTTTTTGTAAGAACGAATCATACTCATTGAATACCTGATAAAGTTTATTTGCTGCATTTGAGTAATTTACAGTAAACCATTTCGATTCTTTAATTAAAAACTTATCTTGAGCAGAACTATCAATATCAGTTAATTGACCATCGAGGAAAACTGTATGTTGCTCGGGTAAGAAATCTACATGACCACTCCACTTAGAAACCAAGATTGGTTTACCTGTTGTTGCAAACTCTGCAAGTGGTCTACCATATCCTTCACCTTTAGTAAATGATACCATTGCCTTTACTTTTGGGTGATTGTAAAGTTCTGCCATTTCAGTATCTTTTAAATCACCATGTAATAAATAAATTGGTGGTATATCACTACCCAAATCTTTAATTATATTTTCAATTTTTTCTCGTGTAGTTTCTCTATCCATTACTGAGAATCCTGCATGAGATGTTTTTAGGATAAGACCTGGTCTTTTATCTTTTGGTAAGTACTTAAAGACAGTTGCAAAAGTTTTGATTACCATACCAACATCCTTTCTATCCTGGCCCAAGTTTCCTTTTAGCCAATGACCCACAAATAAGAAATTAAAATCAGTTTCAATACCTTCTAACACATCTATTTCTGATTTTGAATAGTTGATATAAGTGTCAATATCTACCCCCTCAAAAAGAACTTCAACAGGTTTTTGAGTTTTAAAAACGTTAATCACTTCACCGGTTTGCTTGTTTTGTTCCTGAAATTGGGTTTTATCAAAAAGAGATTTAGTAAATTGTGAAGGTACGAGAATTAAATCCATTTTATTTGCACCATCAATAAACTCTTTTGGAATTACGGTTGTTTCCACCCCTGCAGTGATACCAATATTAAAGTTACCCTTTGGTTCAAATTCGTTAGCAACTGACATCTGAATAAAGATATCCGGTTTTCTACTAACTTGAGTAGCAACGTTTGCTAACATTTTTTGTCCAAATTCAGTACTTGGGTCTGCTTGGTTTTGTGGAGTGTTTCCCCAACGAGTTGGTACAATTTTTACATCGTACTTATCTAAATCAAATAAACTTCTAAGGATATCTCTTGCATGGTCTCCGTAGCCACTTCGGGTAAATACAGGTGCTTGATATACTAATAAAGGTTTGCTCATAACTTCTTATCTTTTATATGCGGTAATATTTATAATTTGGTAATTTTCGTTGAAAGTGATTACATCCATAATCTCCAACTTTTCTTCACCAATTGTGATTGTAATTTCGTTAAAGGTTTTATTATTGGAATGATGGATAGTATGTACATCTAAAGTAAAATCTAAATCAAACAACCCAGCGTTTGCATTTAGTACTTCTTCTCTACCTTTGATATTAATATCCCAATCAACTAAGTGAATATCTGAAGAATATAGATGCGATAATCCCTTTATATCTTTGTTCTTAAATCTATCAAAATAATCTTGTGATTTTTTAATATACATCATCTTATGCAATTTTAAATAATTCGTATCTTCTGCGAGGTTTCCAATTTTCAAAAGTAGTTTCAATACCATTGATAAGTTGTTGACACATATTTTCTGAATTTAATCCCATATCTTCAATAAATGCTCTTCTACCTTCCAGCCCATTTTCTTTTAGGGTTTCTTTCGGGGTGTTATACATTTCTTCCATTGCATCAGTTAAATCATGAATATCAACCTTGTCATCCCAAATGTAAGGAGTTGGTACCGAACCTGTCAATGATTGTACTCTACTCCACACAGGTCTACACCATACACCATGCTCTACTTTACCTTCCCAATCTCTCCATCTATGAAGTGAACCAATCTCAATGTAATCTTCAGCGGTTAGATACTCACCATCTTTTTTGAATCCAGCTTGGTCTTGTAATCCACCTGTTACATTGATAATGATTGGTGTTCCTGCCATAACTGATTCTGCCGTTGTTAAACCAAATCCTTCATTACCAGCAATGTTAATTGTACAATCAACCATATTATAAAGTTGATTTAATTGTTCAGTATTTAATTTATTGGTTGAGAAAATTACATTACAACCTGGTGCAAGAGTTTCTACAACCGTTGGTAAATCGGTACCATTATTATCTTTTGGTGTTGTGTGCATCAAAAGTGCAACTTTATTTGCTTTTTCTTTTCCGATTCTGTCACAAAATTCTTTAAATGCCATAATCACATCCGCTGGTTGTTTTCTACGAATGTTACGATTTGACCAGAAGAATACGAAATCATATTCATTACCTACGAGTAGTTTACTTTTTAATTCTGAATCTACATCTACTGGTTTGAATTCTTCAGGATTAATTCCATGTGGTACATAAGATACTTGCCAATCTGAGTGAGGTTTCCAAGTTGGTTTATCAGTTCTCTTAGTTAATCGAGAAACAATACCATAAGTTTGACGAGAGATTGCACCTAACCAATCACAACTTTCATAATAATTTCTATTATAAAGTGGGTCAGGTAAATCATCCCAAATAGTATAATAAAGAATTGGACAATTTTCTCTGATTTCATGCTCCATTTCATATAACCATGTCCAATAACGAGGGTCCGTGAAGTGAAGAATCGCATCAGGTTGTTCCTGATTCATTAGTTGTCTTAACAAATTTTGGTCACCGTACCCAGTCCAAGGTAAGATTTTTACATTAGCATCTTCTACACCTGTTCTTTTCTGAATATCTTGTGATAAATCAAGAACTTTACCTTTATCGGGATGGTTAATTGCTGCTCCTACTTGATACCAATCATATTTGTGGACGGTACCCATTACCAATGCTTTACTCATAGTAGCGATACCACTACTCATTCTCATGTCATCTGAAAGGAGAAGGATTTTCTTTTTACTCATAACTTATTATCAATAACTTTTTAAAATTGTGAACCACTACATTGTAGTGCGGTATATTCATTCATTTCTTGTCTGAATTCTAAATCGGAAACGTATCTTTCAACTGTTCTATTAACTATCTTTTGTAGTGTAACATTTGATTCGAACGAAACTTGTTTAAAATTTGAATATACATCCTTTAAAATTTTTACGGTTGTTAGTTTTGTTTCCATATCTCATTTATATATCTTTATATATAAGTATATGGAATTATTTTTTTACGATGGTTTCCCATCACATAATCCTCGTTGGAGGAACTCACAAAACTTACAATTCTTATTCCGGTCTCCCGGCACCTTTGGATATGGTAAATCTCTAAACTTACCTTCATCATCAAATACCTCATCCACAAATTCCATAAATTCTTTGTGAACTCGATTGACGGTTGGTTTACCATTTGCAGGAACGTGTCTTGAAATATAAGGAATTGGAAACGGAGCATCTTCGTAGAGTTTTCTTCTCATAATCTGATACTCTACCTTAATCTTATCCAATGGAACGTTGAATAGTTCTGAGTAGTACTTTTTGTAAATTACAATCTGAGCGTTCTTATATTTATCTGCTTTCTGATATTTGTTCCACCCCATAGTTGAGGTTTTCAAATCAATAATGATAATGGAGTTATCTGATAAATCTTTCATCACAATATCCACAAATCCGATGAAGTGAACTCCCTCTTTTACTTTTGCATTTAAAGGAATCTCAATCCCTACCAATTCAAAACCAGTCTTTGTATAAAACTTATCAATTTTCTTTTTAAACCACTCAATGATTCGTCTACCATCACCATAGAACTCCTCTAATTCTAACTGAGTACATATTGTGCCTTCAGTTAATTTATCATTTTCTTTGATGAATTCTTTTCTCATCCACTCTAACAACAACTTATCAGTATCAATTTCCATTGCTTGTTTCTTAGAAACACCATACATCACCGAAAGGAAATGTTGAATTGTTTCGTGAATAGCAGTTCCGAAAATTGTATAAATGTTGGCAGATGATTCTCCCAACTTATCGATGTACCTGAGTTTGTATGCTCGGGGACAGGTTGAATATAACTGATATTGTGAGAAACTTACTTTTGCCATAATTTATTCTTAATACTCAAATATACGAAAAAAGTTTGAGAATATCAAACTTTTAACTTTAATTTTGTAATTTGTTTTTGTTCTATTCCATACCTTTCACACAACTTTTTAATCTCCTCTCGGCCATTACGAGTTGTATGTAAGATATCTAAGTATTCATCTCCCTCTCTAATTGAACACTCAAACTCTCTTACTATGATTTCTTGTAACCAAGTTTCGTAGTTAGTAGTTTTACTACCCTTTACATACTTTAAGTAATGTCTACCCTTAGGTATTAAATCAATCAAAGTTCGATAAAGAGTTTGAGGAGGTAGTTTCTGAACGTATGGTTGTATCTCTGCAATCAAGTCAATCCAATCGGTATTCATAGAAAGAAAACGGAATACCAT